AAAAAGAAAATCCACTAACCCCTCACTTGCGTAATTCGGTTTGGTCAACCGACATCACACCGCTTTATCTCGAACAGATGGACTTGCCACAGGTTTTGAGCGGTTCGTTTCAGCAAGTCGTAAGCGACGGCACCGTAAAATCAGCCGACGGTAAATCAATAGCTTGGGCCAGCGATGCCAAGCCGCCTGTAAAATTCGCGCATGACGGTTTTGCGATGGACGCGCCGAGCGCTGGCAACCCGTTATCGATGAAGCCACTGATCGAGCCGGTGAGCATGATCCCGGGAGCGCAGTTGTGCTGGTATGCCGGGCAAGGTTTTATCGGCTATCAACTTGCCGGGATGATTTCGCAACACTGGCTTATCGATAAAGCCTGCACGATGCCAGCACGCGACGCCATGCGTCACGGCTTCGACATCACCGTAAACGAGAAAATGAAGGAGACCGACGGCGATGAAGATAAAGGCGCGGAAGAAACCGAAGAAAATCAGGATTACACCGACATCATTGCGTACATCAACAAGCTCGACAAGAAATTCGGCATCAAGCAAAACTGCGTGGAGTTTGTTCGTTTCAACCGTATGTTCGGCATTCGGGTGGCGTTGCCGATCATCGAGACCACGGAGAAGGATTTTTATGAAAAGCCCTTCAATATCGATGGCGTTAAGCCCGGCAGCTACAAGGGCATTTCGCAAATTGATCCGTACTGGATCACTCCGGAGCTTAACTTTGAGGCAGCGGCAAACCCTGCATCAGTGCATTTTTATGAACCTACGTGGTGGCGCGTTAACGGTCAAAGAATACATCGCTCACATCTCGTTATCATCCGAAATGGTCAAGTCGCTGATATCTTAAAGCCGACGTATTTGTATGGCGGCATATCGGTGCCACAGAAAATTTACGAGCGCGTGTACGCTGCCGAGCGCACGGCGAACGAAGCCCCGCAGCTTGCGCTCACCAAGCGCAGCACCGTTTTCAAGATGGACATCACGCAAGCGGCGGCTAATCCGCAAGCCTTCCGCGAGAAGATGGAATTTTTTGCGTTCAACCGTGATAACTACGGCGCAAAGACGATCGGGCTGGAAGACGAAGCCGAGCAATTCGATACCACGCTCACCGATGTCGATAGCGTGATCATGACGCAATACCAGATCGTCGCCGCCGCTTCCGGCGTACCAAGCACGAAACTGCTCGGCACCTCGCCAAAAGGATTTGACGCCACAGGCGAATTTGAAACGGACAGTTACCATGAAGAATTAGAAACCATCCAAATGAACGACATGCAACCGCTAATCGAGCGGCATCATGCGTTGCTGATGAAATCCGAAATCGAGCCGAAGTTTGGCAAGACGTTCGAGATTGATATTGTGTGGAATGCCGTCGACACGCCGGGCGCGAAAGAAATGGCCGACATCAATTACGTCAAGGCGCAAACCGATGCGCAGTTGGTAACAACCGGGGCAGTCGATGGCACAGATGTTCGCAACCGGATCATCGCCGACAAGGAGTCCGGCTACAACGGCATCGAAGCTGTGGTTGATGGTGGCCCGGGTGATCGCCAACATGAGCAAGAGATGGAGCAAGAAATGCTCGAACGGGGAAAATCCGATGAAACCAAAGAATGATCTAACTCCTGAGTTTATTCGCAGCATTCTTGCGTATGATTACAAAAGTGGGATAATCACCAGAAAATACAGGGCCGATAAAAGCACGAACTGGAATGCCCAATGGGCTGGTCAAATTGCCGGTACTTTTGATGGCGGCTATATTCGCTTGGCTATTGATGGACGTTCTTATTTTGCTCACCGCATTGCATGGGTGATTATGAAAGGCGAATGGCCTCAATTTGAAGTTGATCACCGCGACGAAGATAAATCTAATAATCGGTGGAAGAATCTGCGGGCACGAAAGCGGAAGCGTAATGGCAATCGCCCTGACTAAACGCAAAGAGAAGTGGGTCGGCGCGGTCAAGCCGCAAGCCGTCAAAGGCATACCTCTCAATTCCAACATGAGCGCCGAATCGCGCTATTACGAGGATTTGGAAAACCTAATTCTGATAATGACCGATCAGATGGAGGACGACCTTGATGCCTTCTTCAAAGAACCCCACGCAAAAAGTTTTTTTGCTCAGGACGCATCGATCTCGTCGCAGGCGCGTATATTGCTTGCTGCGCTCCAGAAGAAATTCGAAAAGCTATTTAATATGCGAGCCGACACGATCGCGGATCGTATGGCGAAGGATGCAAATAAATCCAGCACCGCGCAGTTAAAGGCGTCGCTTCGTCAATTATCCGGCGGCCTCACGCTTAAAACCGATAGCCTCGGTGGCCCGATCCTTGATGTGTTGAAGGCGACCATCGAGGAAAACGTGAGCCTGATCAAATCCATTGGTGATAAATATCACCGGGCCATTAGTGGCGCGGTTTATCGATCGATCACCACCGGCAACGGCCTCAAGGAACTCGTGCCGTTTCTGCAAAAATACCGTGGCGTAACGCTGCGACGGGCAAAGTTTATTGCCGAGGATCAGACGCGCAAAGCCTTTAACACGCTTAACAAGGCGCGCATGCAACAGATTGGCGTCGGCGAATACGAATGGCTTCACACTTCTGGGAGCCAACACCCAAGACCCCTGCATGTCTCCATGAGCGGTAATATATACCGCTTCGATAAGCCGCCTATTATAGACAAGAGGACAGGTGAGCGTGGAATACCGGGACAATTACCGAATTGCCGTTGTAGGATGGTGCCAGTTATAAAATTTAATGAGGGGTAAAATGGTTCTCTCACAAGCAAGACTATTACAGCTAATTCATTATGATCCGGAAACCGGAGAGTTTCGGTGGCGCACACCAACATCCGCGTGTGTGACAATCGGCCAGTTGATAATTCAAAACAAGAAAAGCCGATATTTACGCATTCAAATTGACGGCAAAAGGTATTATGCGCACAAGCTGGCGTGGCTCTACGTTTATGGGGAATTGCCACGCCATAAGCTCGATCATCGTGATTGCAACTCCTTCAACAACCGAATCAAAAACCTGCGCCGGGCGACTCAGGCGCAAAATTGTAAGAACCGCAGTGTTTCGAGAAATAATAAATCGGGAACTAGCGGCGTGTATTGGCACAACCGTAGCAGTCGGTGGCGCGCAATCCTTCATTGCGATAACAAAAGAATATGGATTGGCGCTTTCCGCAGTAAAGAGGAAGCGATAGAGGCGATTAAAGAAGCGCGCTTGAAATACCACGGCGAATTTGCCAAGGTTGTGTGATGCAAATTCACCATCACCATCACTATCATCCCCACGATCCGGCCATTGAGCAAAAGCTTGATCGTATCCTGCAACTGCTCACCACAAACGGAGATAAAATCATGGCCGTACTCGACCAACTCACCACGGACGTAACCGCTGAAACAACTATCGACCAATCAGCGATTACTTTGATCAACGGCCTTGCCGCACAGATCAAAGCCGCTGGCACCGATCCGGTTGCGCTCAAGGCGTTGACCGATCAGATGGAAGCTAATGCGACTGCCCTTTCCGCAGCCGTTGCAGCCAACACTCAACAGGCTCCAGCCCCGGCACCAGCACCAACCCCCGGCCAGTAACCTAGACCCTATTGTACGATACAGGCCAACGGCGGGAGTCTCCAAAGCTTCCGCCGTTTGCTTTTGAGAAAAAAATGAAACTATCCGACATTCACAAAGTCGATCCTTATTATAATTTCCCCGCTCGCCACGAGGATGTGGACACGCAGGGGTGGAATTACTCTCACGATATTTTCGAGCGTACCATCGCCGCCCTGAAACCAAACCTCATCGTTGAAGTCGGAACATGGAAAGGCGCTTCTGCCATTACGATGGCGCGCGCCGTGCAAAAGCTTGGCCTGCCGACGAAGATCGTGTGCGTTGATACTTGGCTCGGCAGCATTGAGATGTGGCTTGATCAAAACGACGGCGAGAAATACGGCGGCATGAACATCCAACACGGTGGGCCAATGGTCTACCGCACCTTTATCAACAACATCGTGTGCCTCGGCCTTACCGACATCATCATTCCGTTTCAGGTGCCGAGCGCATTAGCGGCGCAGTTTTTCCAGAAAAAGAAAATCCATCCCGACATGGTGTATGTCGACGCCTCGCACGAATTTGAAGATGTGTGGCAGGACATCAAGGCGTGGTTTGCATTGCTGGCTGACGGCGGCGTTATGATCGGCGACGATTATGAACCAAAGTGGCCCGGCGTGATCCAAGCGGTCGAGAAGCTTTCCGATTATTGGGTTGTGCCAATCGACATCGAGCGTGAGAAATGGTCGGCTAGAAAAGGAAAACAGAGATGAGCGAAGAAATCACCATCACCGCAGAAAATCCGTCGGCTGTCTCGCTTGAGTTTTACCAACTGGCGATCAAGGCGATTGAGAAAAAAAATCCGTGGATGGCTTATGATATGTTCCTGAGCGCCGCGCAGGCCGACCCGACCAATCCCGACAGCTTCCACAACTGCGCGCTGTTCGCTAATCAGCTTTCGCGCCCGTTCCAGTTTTTCAAAGATCAGGCGATGATCTTCGAACAGCTATACGCACGCGGTAAAGGCACACCGGAAAGCTGGGCGGCTCTCGGCGAAATGTCGATCTATTGCTCGAAATATTCCGAAGGCATTGCCGCGCTTGAAAAAGCAACCGAGATGGATGGAACGCGCGCCGAGTGGTGGACATCGTTAGGCTTCGCACATCATCACCTCGGCCAAACGCGCGATGCACTTGATTGTTATGAGCGCGCTATCAAGCTTGATCCCGATAACGGCCACATCCATTTTCTGATCACATGCTCATCGTCGGGCGATTTCTTCAATCCGCAAAAGCAGGCGTTCCACGGCGAGGCTGCGTTTAAATCTCCGAAGCCGACCTTCATGGCGCTCGAAGCGTGTTGGAACTCAGCGCACGGCTTCCTTGTCCTTGGCGATTATAAGAAGGGCTGGGATTATTTCGAAGCGCGCCTAAAACCTAACAGCACTAACCGGGGCGAAATATTGACGACGCAGAGGTTCAAGCAACCACTCTGGCGCGGCGAGAAAAATGTGCGTCTCTGCATACAAACGGAGATGGGCCTTGGCGATGCGTTCGCAATGGTGCGTTACCTTCCAATCGTGAAAGAGCGGTTCGGTTGCGATGTTCAATTCGAATGCCATCCCGGCATGCTCGACCTGATACAATATAATTTCCCCGATATAAAATGTGTGAGCTACGGACAGATGGATCACACCACGTTCGATTATCACATTCCGATCATGTCACTGCCCTTCGTGTGCAAAACAAAAAGCTACTCGGTGCCGTGGGATGGGCCGTACATTAAAGCACAGCCGGAAAAGATTGAAGAATGGCGCGAGAAGCTCAAGCTTTCGACAACACAGAAAAACATCGGCCTGTGCTGGTATGCCGGGCAGCGCGCCTATCACGCTTCCAATCACGACACCTTCAAGCGCAAGTCAGTGCCGTGGGATAAATTCAAAATGCTGCTCGATACGAAGGGCTGCAATTTTATCTCGCTGCAAACCGAGAAGGATGCCGGTTTCGAAAATCTAGGCATCAAAGATTTTTCCGACAATGCGGCCATCATGCATCTTCTCGACCGGGTGATCACCGTCGATACGTCGGTGGCAAATCTTGCTGGCGCGATGGGCAAAGACTTGTGGGTTTTAAATAGATTTGACACATGCTGGAGATGGATAAATATTCAGACTCCTTGGTATCCGACGGCAAAAATATTCC